AGCAGTAATCGCACCAGCAGCATTTTTAGTAGTGGAAACAACTGTCAAAGTAGAGCCTTGCTGACCTTCTGTGCCTGCTGTATGAACTGGCAGTAAGTTAGACTCATACCAATCGCAACGAGAGAAAGAACCAAGCTCCCAGCTCATCATTTCGCGTTCATTTTTATTTGGAACGAATTGATTTAAGCCAGTGTTTACAACACCAGGAACGGTTAAGTTATCTAAGTAACCCTTAGTATCTTCTTTAGCTGCACCAAAATCTCTAAAGTAAGCTAGAGCACTTGCTAACTGACCGTAAGAAGATATTGCAGTTACACCGTCTCCATAAAAACGGAACGGGGAAGTTTCGGCAACACCGGCAACGCTTGATTCAACTTTTGTGCCAAGCTCAGCCATAGCACTTTTACCGAATTTATCCATGTAATCACGAACATTAAAGATGAATTCTTGTGCGCTGAATTCATAAGCTACGTTTGCAGCCTCGTCAACTGTTAAAGTTGCTGCTCTTTGTTCCGCGCTTTGAAAAGAAGCTACCAAAGAGTCGGAAGTGGTGAATCGAGGAGGTAAATCAAAAGTGATAGAATCACCCAGGTTTTTCTCGATACGATCGAAATCTTTAAATTTCATGTTAGCTGTGCCAATAAAAGCATAGCTGTTTAATAGTAACGCAAGGTTACTGTCGTTATAAGTCTGTACTGTTTGTAAGACGTTAGTAGCCATTGTAAGAACTCCAGTTCAAGTTTTAAACTTACAATACAGATATAAACGTTTTAACCTCTGAGCCAATCTTGCTTTCGCAAATCTCTCACGCCTAAGTCTGTACTGCTTCCAGATACTTGTGAGGGCTGCATTCTGTCGAGTGGAGCAGGTATATCATTTTGCTTTGACTGCTCTATTGCTTGCTGATTAGTGCTAATGCTTTTTGCCAAGCTATTCAATCTCTGCTCAGCTAACTGCGGATATTCTTTAGCTAAAACCGCCATCTGTGCGAGCTTATCTTCATTCTTATGAAGCTCGTAAATCACATCAGCAGCGTTATCTATACCAGAAATCAAAAAATTCATCTCTGGAAAATCCTCAGGTCGATACCTTGAAACAACTTCGTCAAAATCGGCGTATTTCTCTTTGCCCTTTGACATGTGATTCATGTAATTACTGGCAGCTAATTCAACTTGCTGTCTAAGTGCATCTTGTTGCTGCTTCTGCTCAAGCTCTTGCTGCTGACGATTCAAGTTTTCCATAATTTGCTGTTGGATAGCATTGATATCAACATTCTGCGCTTGCGCTTGCTGCTGCTCTGGCTGCATAGATTGCTGCATACTTTCTGCTTTTTGCTGCAACTCTGCTTCCATCTGACGCCTAGCTCTTTCCGCTGCTTCTGCCCGTGTTTTACCGACTAACGCATTAACTTCTTCTTGCGAGAACGTACGCGCTTCTTTTTGCGCTTCTTGCTCTTGCTGCATTTCTTCACTCATGCTTTCCTCCACTATCGCCGCGTGACCGTTCTTACCTGTGCTCGTCACAGTTACCGTCAAGTTTAACCGCACTTGAAACGTAATAACCCCAAATCGGGTTTGTTATAGTAATTCTAGTAGTTATTATGATTTTAGGCAAGAATATATACAAAAGTGACGTAAATTGTCAGAAAGTGACGTAAATATATGATAGTAATTCGCTTGATTCGGTTTTTTATTGACAAATAAAGGAAATAATGAGGAACTTACAAGTGTAATAGCCAAAAAAAAGGGCGGCAACCTCTCTCAAAGTTCCGCCCTTATCAGTAGCCGATTACTATTTACCACATGCTGGGCATTTTTTCATCGTCTTTTTAGCTTCTGTTTTCTTTTTTGGTTCAGATTTCTTTAGCACTTTGTTTGCAGCTCTATCTATCTTCTCAAGTTCTGATTTAGACATTTTTCCTTTATCAAACTGCTGTTGTGCTCGTGCTTTGGCATTTGCTGCCCTTGCTTTTGTGTCTACTGGATACTTGCGTTTTTTAGGTTCTGCAAATTCACTGGCAGGCAATTTCTTTCTTTGTTTTGTAGTAAGCTTAGCCATTTTATTCTTCCTCATTTTCTGAAGCTTGCTTTTGCAGCATAGCAAAGTCTTTCATTAGCTCTACTTGGCTCCTCATGTTTTCCGCTTCTATGCGCTGTTGCTCAAGCATGTTATCCACATCTTCTCTTTGTATTTTAGCGAGTAACTCAGCTGTATCTAAATCAAGTTTCTCTTGTTTTGCTGTTGCGTCTGCTGCTGCTTTCTGCGCTTCTAAATCAAGCTTAGCTTGTTCAATCTCAGACTTACTAAGTCCTTGCGCTTCTTTCATAGCTTTCATTGCGTCTGCTTGGTCTTTTTGCACTTCTGCTTGCGCTTTAGCTTGTTGCACTTGCATTTGCTGTTGCATTACTTCTTGCTGCATTTGTGATTGCTGCTGCTGTTTCTGCTCAAGCTCACGTTCAAACTCTTGTGCTTTCTCTTTTAGCTCTTCAATACCGCGCACTTCAATGTTATCAAGAATGAAGTTTAAGCCTTTTGTGTTAATGAAGTCTGAAAAAGTTGGCGATGCTTGCATCAATTGCGTGATAGTTCTTAAGCTTGCTTCTTTTTGAAGAGCGAAGTTAACGCCAGTTTCAACTTTGACTTGTAGTGACTTAGAGTCGTATTTCATGTCAATTGAGTCTGGGTTTTTTGGCTCATTAATGACGACATAATCACGTTTACCGCTTGGTGTTAAAACCGGGATTGTTCTGGGTGTTCTGTAGTATTTGGGTATCAAGTCTGTGATGATTTGCGCTACTCTGTTTAAGCCTTTTATGTAGCCGATGAGATACGGCACACTTGCGTTATTTGACTGTATCGCGCCATTGTTAATTGCAATACCACTTAGTTGATTGTCGTTAATTCCGAGAGCTGCATCGTACGAACCTAAAATTGATTGGGTTGTGCTATCGCACATTTGGAATGTTGCCATGATGTCCGGTGGTATCTGCGCTCTTTGAACTTCTCTTGGGGGTGGCAATACTTGACTCGGGTCGCCGTCGTTGTAGTGTTTGTAAATCAGTGTATCTGCTTTTTGCACGTTTTGATAAGCGTCTAAGTACGTTACGTTATCTGGTAGCGCTTCTTGCGCAACAACCCACTTGTGCTGCACGATGTTTTCTAGCTCTCCGCCAAGTGACTGCCCTGAGTAGTTTTTGAGTCTTTGGGCGCCTTTAGCGTGATAGACGTAAGGTCTTGTCACTTGTTGATATGAGTGTCCAGAAGACAGCTTAACGCTGTTGCCATCTACAAAAACCAAGGGTAAGTGCTCGTAATTTGTTTGTGCTACGTCTAGCATTTGGTTTTCACAGAATCGATATCTAACAATTGTTTCTTTCCAACTTTTGCGTGAGCGTTCAATTGCTGGTGGTTGTTCTAAAAGCCCCGATTCTTCCCACCTTTCCAGTAGTTCTTTGTATTGATCGTCTGTTACTGTCAGTCCATTTGTTAGCTTGTGTATTGTCATCGGGCGCATTTGTTTTTCGTAGTAATCACAGATTAAAACAATGTCGTCTGAGTCACCCATGTATGACCAACTAAACCCTTCAATTGACTTTGATAGCGCCATCCCTTCTGTTGCTTTTTTACCGTATCTTGCTTCGAAGTCTTTTCGTGTTTTCGGGTATAACTGAAAGCAATATTTGCCGTCCCCTTTATGCGAGTCCTGCGCCATCGGGTCAAAGCCACACAGCAGTGGACTAAAGGGTCTTCCTACAAAGATGTTTTGGTCGAACGACATATTGTTAACGTAGTCTGTATAGACTTCAAAAACTGAGAAGCCACCGCCAAGCAAGTCACTATAAATGTCGTATTCTAGCTTATCGTTAGACGCATCAAAGAAAATTGCTCTTAAGTGCGCTTCTACTGTCTTGATTACGTCGCTGAATGCGTTGTTAATCATGTAAGCCGGGATTCCGTCGGCTGCTCTAACAATAAGACTCGGCTGCTGCTTTGCGAACTCTCCGCGTAATCTACTGATATATGCTTCTAATATATTGAATTCTAAAGTTGGCTTTCCAAGTTCTTCTAGCGTGTTTCTGTCTTGTTGTGTCAGTGCTTCATAAAAAACAAAACTCATGAATTCAGTGTAGCGCTCGTAGTTTTTTTTGAAGAATCTATTTGAGTCTTCAACGTTGCATTTTAGCTCTGATAATCTGTCTCTGTGCTTCTTTGCTATGTCTGTCATAATATACTCGCTCGTCGTCGCTGTAGTGATCGCGAAATCGCTTGTTCTTTTAAGCTGTCAACTTTAGCATTTTTATTACTTGTTATATTAGCTAAAGATTTATCTATTAGTGATATTTTGACTGCGTCGGCTAATGTGTCGCAATTTGATACAAGAATATTATTAGCATAATAAACCCCATCTTCTTCAACTGTCAGATTGTACACGTCTCTTTGGATAGCATTTTCTTGAGCAATATTTTGGGGCTTTGTTTTTAGACGTTGATTTTTTTCTACTAAAATCTGTCCCGCATGAGACGCATTTGTAATTGACGATCGGCAAGTTCCTTCTTCTAAATCTGCCATGGCATGCGTCCGAGCAAAATTTAGCTCCCCTTGGGTTTCTATGAGAGAAATCTTTGCTGCATTCGGTGCAAACCGCCATTCTTTCGTAAAAAATCTTATGAGCGCATTTTTTAGCGTTTTCAGAATGCCAAGCTTTTCCCTCTTCACTTTTATGCCACAATCTTGCTGCTTCTTGAGCCTTTTTAAAATTCGCCATTCCTTCTTCTGACTTTGCGTATTCTTGTTTTTGCTTCTTATGCTCAAGCATATGTTGCTTATGCGAAATACACTCAAGATTGTCATAGTCGTTATTAAAACAGTCGCCGTCTTTATGATGAATGATATAGCCTTCTGGAACTCTCTGTTTGCTATAAAATTCCCAAATCGCAACATGCAGACCTTTAGCGCCCTTTCTACCCTCGTTGCTTTTTGACTGAGAGAGATAATACCTTCCCGCCCCCATAAGCCTATATTCGATTCCATTGAAAATAATAACTTTCTTAATCGCCACTCCACTAACTCCTTCATGCAAAAAATACCTATCTTATCCGCATCACTTAGAGTGTCAATAGCATAGAAATTATCTCCTGAGAATATTTTGTGATTAGGGGTTGCCGTTAATCCAAATTTACTTATAACTTCGGCCTTACGCTTTGTTAATCCGCAGTTTAGTACTTTTCTCAAACCAAAAGGGGTTATGACGATATCACCAACATTTATATCCTGTATCTGTTTATAGCCAAACTTAGTAGCAATTAACGTGCCTTTTGCAAAACACACGTCGTCATGGCGATGTGTAGAGTTGGCCGTTATTTTGCTCATATGCTCAATACATGAGCTAATGTGACGCGCACCGGAAGTATAGCTTACTTGTTTACCGGCGACATATGGCTGTATTTCAATAAAACGCTGTGTTTTGCTGCCGCTTGCTCTGTTTCTGTCGATATCTCTAATCTGAATTGAGCGCATTTCAGATAGCGCGCTTACTAGCGTAACGCCAGTTGACTTCTTTTCTATAGCAGCTACAACCGGAGGCATTTTGTGTCTCATACAGTCTTGATAAAAGCTTAGAAATTCATTTTGCAAGTCTTTTGGCTCAACTCTTATTTCATGTGTGTCTAGCCAATGAAGCCCAAGTTTTCCAGTTTTAAAGCCAAATTCTTCTATCTCATAAACACCCCAAAAACTAAATACTGTTGCGTCGTTCCATGTTTTACTTGTTTCCGCTGTGTCTGCTGTGATGAATGTTGTTATTAGCTCGGGTTCTTCGTCTAGTGCGATAAACCATTCGGGTTTGAATAGTGCGCCCCCAGCTGGCACTGGGTCTTGCTGATGCTGAGAGGCGAAGACGTAAGGCATTTTTTCCCGAACCTCTTCTAAGTACTCTATTGTGTTTACTTCTGGGTACAGAGCGTTACCGGCATCATCAATGCTTTTTAAAATAACGCTATCCCAGGTTCTAACATCCTCACCACTCAAAAGGAATGAGGCCAGGTCGTCCTCGTGCAATCTTTGGCCAATAAATATAATTGGGACATTTACATCCCTTGGCCTTTGGCTAATTGTTTCCTGATAGTTTTTTAAAACTCTATTTCGAATTGTGTCAGAGTGCGCATCGTCTGGCTTAACAGGGTCATCAATTATAACACAACCTGTAAATCTTTTTAGCTTAGGTAAGCCGGCAGAGGTTCCTGTAATACTTCCAGCGCTACCAAATGCCGCTACTGAGCCGCCGGCAGCAGTAGAAAAAAAGTCTTTTGCTCTTGTGTCGGCACTAAGCTCAACTTCAAACAAATATCGATACATTCGTGATTGCATAATCTGTTTAACAAAAGCTGTTTGCTTTGCGCTTAGGCTGTGGCTGTATGAAATATATAAAAAGTTACAATCATCATAGTGCGTATAGCTCCAGGCAATAAACAAGCAACATAGAACAGTTTTTCCGTGCCCTGGAGGAACATTAATTATTAACCCTCTGGCAGGCTTTAAAACTCGGAAAGCATCGGTTAGTGCGCGCGCTATTGTGATATGGTGGGACTCTCTGCTTGTAGGAGCAGATACAATAAACTCTCGTTTAGTTACATGTTCAAAGAAATATTGGCAAAATTTTAAAAAAGACCCTCTAAGCTCGCTAGCTAACTGCTCTTTTTCTATATCAATAATATTAGACATGTTTCCAAGTTCTGCCTTTTTTTACTACAATACTTGCCTCGCCCTAATTTAACCTGAGATGGCGCAACTAAAAACTGAATATTGCATATTAAGCATTTTTTTTTGCAACTTCCTGCGCCTAAAGCCATTTAATACTCTTTTTTGTTTTTAGCGTCTAACTTTGCGCGCAAATGCCTGATTTCTTCTTTCATTTGACTGTTATCATCTTGTAGTGACTCAAGCTGCTTTTGATCGCCATAAATTTTAGGCGCAATTTTTGATGCAATCCACTTCATTGTATCGACTTTCAATCGCTGAACCTGAGCTTTTCCGCTGTCTATTCTTTCAACACCTTTTTCATCAACAAACTTGTCTGTTTCACACATATCAAGTAAGTTTTCTGCTTGCATCTCCACCGAAAAACGCTTGGCTTTAGCGTATTTAGCCGCGAAGTCCGAGTTTTTTAAGCGCCAATCTTTCAATGAAGTGAAACTCGGAAATCTATCATATTCTTTGCATAAAACAGCCATTGACCTATGATCAGTAGCAACAATGTCACAAATATAATCTGCTAATTCGTCATTCAAAATCGTAGGACGACCCATCTTTTTCTTAACTTTCGTCTGACTCTCTGACTTCTTTGACTTCGCTAACTTTTGCTTTTCGTCGTCTTTTTTTGACATCTTTAGAGTCCATTTTTGTTTTATTTAATATCTCATCAACATCAATGAATCGCTCACCCAAACACAACGGACATTTAACTTCTTTACCCCCCATGTTCGTCGCACAATAAGCAGAACCAACGCGATACATAACGCCACGCCCTGAACATCTCAAACACCGCTTTTTCATCAACGTCAACCCATTTTTGCAATACAAATAGTATAGCACTGCAAGCAAAATAAACAAATAACCCAATCATTCGCACACGTTACCCACATTTTCTGTTGATAAGCCTGTGCAAAACTCACATCACACTATACACATCAAAGACTTAATAGCGTGAACAAAATAAAAACATAGATGGATGCGGTGCCAGGATTCGAACCTGGGGTGACGAGATCAAAACCCGCTGCCTTACCGCTTGGCTACACCGCAATCTATTTACAACACTATAACATCACTGTTACTATAACGCAACTATTACACTACAAAAAAAGGAAAAACATGAATCTACAATTAAACATACAAGCAAAGCTCATAGACGCTACATGCGACACAGAACGAGGCTACATGCTAATAGTATTCGAAGCACTAGACGAGCAGTTCGTTCTACAGTGTCGCTTAGACAAGCTCTCACTGCATTATAAGAAGAATCCTAAGCGATTATATAGAAGTTGGACTATAGACAATCTAAGCTCAATGCTACTAGCAGATTGCTATCACACAAATGTCGAAGCATTTGAAAAATTCGGCGCTGAAGCATGCTTAACGCTTTTCATAAAAGCAATTCGAGAAAAGTTCGGAACTCGCGTTCTATCAGAACAAAAAAGCAAAAAGTAAATAAACAAAAACAAATAAAAAAACATAGCAAATCACTTGCACATGCATAACATCGTTGTTACGATACACACATCGAAGCGCATTATTAAAAACAGGATAACAGCATGAAAATTGAAATATTAAACACGGTAGAAGTAAGCGAAGTTGCACAAGTTTTAGAATTAGATAATTCAAGCACATCAAACAGTCAATTATGTGGATTTGAGGTTCATTTCACAGTGAAAGCAACTAATGCTGACAGTGAAACTCAAGAGTTTTACATAATATGCGAAACAGAAGAGCGAAACCTATCTAGGAAAGCTTGCAATGGCTATGAAATGGAGCTAAGCGCGGTTAATGGTATGACGGATGAACTGGTAGAGTTTCTTGATTACGACGACTCAATAAACGAGTTGAAAGACAAAGCGCAAGAAATGGCAAAAAGATACTTCATGCAACAACTCGTAATAGGTTAATAAGATGATTAGCGAAAATTATGTAAGATATTTGGTACCGAATTATGACCCTGCATTAGACCCGGCTGTTTATCAGCCGGAGGGCTGGGAGCTTCGAACTAAAGATGAAGTTCTAAGTTTGCTGGAGCTTGGCGAGTTAAATAATTTGGATTATGAGTTAGAAGAGCTACACAACAAGTATATGGAGTGTGACGCGTCAGCTGGTGATTTGTTGGAACATGCAATTGCTGAAGGAGTCATTAATGTAATGGTAGAGGGTGACATTGATGACGTTGAAGAAATGTTTAAAGAAAATTATAACGAAGTGAGCTTTTATAG